GAAATTACCCCAGTAGACAGCACAGAATCCGGTGTTTATTTCGGCACGGTTAGCGCGGTAGATGGTACAGAATACACCTTCTCGGTTGATATCAAGGGCGTTGCTGGCGAAGTGTATCATCTGCGGATCACAGAGGGAACGCCAACCACAAGGGCAGAATCCAATTACACCGGAACGGGGTATTGGGATCGGATTGAGCTGACTTTCACGGCGGCAGCTACCGAGAGTTGGCGTCTTTACGTTGTCAGAGATAGCGGAGAAACTGGAACGGATAAGTTTTATATTGACGGCCTGCAATTTGAAACCGGAACAGCCGCAACGACCTATTTTGACGGTGATATGGTCGGTTTTGTTCCAACTCGCAATGACTTCGGTTGGAATGGTACGCGACACGGTTCAACGTCTTATAGAACCGCAAAGACACGGGCGGGCGGCTCCCTGTTGAACTTGTCAGACTACGCTTCGATTGTCAAGGCCTATGGGCTTGGCATGGGGCAATTCTCTCAATCCAGTATCCCCTTGCAGACGGGTGGATCGCTCTATGAAAAGCACACCCGCAATACCAGGCCGTTCTCATTCACCGTTGATTTCAACGGCTCTCAGAATACTCAAGTTACAAACCGCGCGGCGATTATGGACGCGGTTCGGCCGGACTATGCAGACGATCAGCCAATGGTTGTTAGGGTGACAGGTATCAACGCAACCGGAAGTGACGCCGGAGAACCTGTTGATATTGCCTGCTGGCCCGAACCGTCCCTGATGGACTCGCCAGATACGCCTTTTCACCAACGGGATGTGTTGCGCTTTAGGGCCACCGATGCCGTTCTACCTGGTGCGTTCCATGAGGGCGTAGAGCTTGACTTTGCGGATAGTCTGACGAATGCGAATTATATCCTCATGCGAGATAGCGACGGGACATGGCAAGAGATGGATGGATTAAATCACTATGTCAGAGACATCGTTGAGGGGCCAGATGGTAATATTTATGTATGTGGATTATTCACGCTTGCCGGTGGAGTTGCTAATGCAAACTATATAGCCATGTGGGATGGCACTAGCTGGAACGCGGTTGGAAACCCTACCGCTGGCGCCGCATCGGTAACATATATCTACGCAATGGAGTTTGATTCTGACGGAAACTTGTATGTTGGAGGAAGCTTTACAACACTCGGTGGAGTTGCTAATGCAAATTACATAGCCATGTGGGACGGTGCTAATTGGAATGCGGTTGGAAACCCTAATTTCGCTGCTCCGGGTACTGGGATTATAGTTAGATGTATAAAAGCAGACGTACTTGGAAATATTTACGTCGGAGGCAGATACCTGAATGCTGGTGGGGTTGCTGCTGCGGATTATATTTCCAAATGGGATGGGACAAACTGGAGCGCGTTGGGAACTCCAAATACTGGCAGTGTCGTTATTAGCGACATTTACACAATAGATTTTGATAAAAACGGAAATTTATACGCCGGTGGTGTATTTAACAACTTGGCAGATATAGCAAATGCGGATTATATTTCCAAATGGGATGGGACAGACTGGAGCGCGTTGGGAACAGGAACATCTGCAGATGTATATGTAATTAGAATATCAAACGATGGAAATCTGTATGCGTGTGGCACATTTTTTTCTGCTGGCGGGATAACTGCAAACCATATTGCCATGTGGAACGGTAGTTCATGGTCTGCGCTTGGAGGTGGATTAACAAGGCCGATCGGTGCAGGATCTGCTTATTGCTTAGAAATATTAGATAATAATAAATTAATTGTAGGTGGACAATTCACTAGCGCTGGCGGAAACGATATTTTAGACCGATACGCTATTTGGGATAGCGGAAACTGGTCTGGTATAAATATTGACTTACCTGGTGATCCAATTGCTCAAGCGGTTTATAAGTCCAGTGATGAGACTTTGTATATTGGATTTGATTCAAGCGGAACAGCAACGGCATCATACAAAAACTCTGTTGAATATGGTGGATCATCTAACGGATACCCAGTTGTTAGAGTCTATGGCCCGGGAATGGTTTATCAATTAGATAACAACCTATCTGATGCTCAAATAATTTTCAACGATCTCACCCTCCTAACCGGCGAAGTCCTGACAATCAACTTTGAGCCCGACAACATCAGCGCGGTCAGCACGTTCCGGGGAAACTGCCTAAACTACATCGCGCCCGGTTCTGACCTTGCCAATTTCTATCTACAACCTGGCACGAATAGTATCTCACTGCTGATGACGGGCACGGACTCAGACACAGAAGCGGTGATGTACTGGAAGCCCTCATACTGGTCATTAGATCAGACTAAGCACGGGGTGTAATGGCACGCTATCAGATTAACCTACTCTCACCCTCCGGCGTGTATATCAAAGACCTGTCAGCGTTCAACATGCTCCAATGGTCACGCGCCGAAAACAAGGTCGGCGTGGCTGAACTATGGCTACCTGCGAAAATGGTATCACCCTCATTCCTGCAAGTCGATCAGATCATCGAAATCGAGCGCAACGGCGGCGTACTAAATGAAACCTCTTATTTCCTGCGCTTTGTGGAGTATTATGAGCAGGCTGACGGCACGGAGTTGATTCACCTGTTGGGCTATGACGCGAATTATCTTTTGGACTCCCGGATCATCGCCTACGCCTCTGAATCATCTGAGGGGAATAAATCAGACTATGCGGATGACATGATGAAGGAAGTTGTTGACGAGAACCTTGTCAACCCCACAGACGCAGATCGAGACGTGCCTAACATCACCGTAGCGGGCGATCTAAGCCTTGGGCCTAGTGTTGATATGGCTATTGCCCGTGACAACGTTCTCAGAGCGTGTCAGGACATCTCAGAGCTTTCCACAGACCGAGGAACCTATCTTGCGTTTGATACTGTGATGGTTAGTAGGAACTCATATCAGTTTCGCACATACACGGGCCAACGGGGGCAGGATCACAGTCAGGGCGGGTCCGCAGGCTTGCGTCTTGTTGGACCTCAGTATGGCAACTTGCAGAACGCTAAAATCATCCTGTTTGACCGGCGCGAAGAACGCAACCTAGCTTATTCTGGCGGCGAGGGCGAAGCCGCAGATCGGGTTGTGTCTGAGCTTGAGGATACCACCAGAACATCAGCCTCGCCGTATAACCGGCGTGAGGTCTGGGTGGACGCTCGCAATACGACATCAACAGCGGAGCGTGAGGATCGTGGCTATCAGGCACTAGAGAAACATCGACCCGTTAGAACGCTCACGGGAAACCTTGTGGACACACGCGGGTTACGCTTTGGCATTGACTACGGCTTCGGTGATCTGGTGACGGCTACCGCCTTTGGATATACCGTAGACTGTCACATTGACAAGATCAGCGCGGTTGTGAGACCTTTGCAGGTTATGAGCGGCGGCAAGGTCGAGACGTTATCAATAGGATTGAGAGGCGAGTTATAATGGCGCGCGAAACCGATTTGATGAATCTGATGAATAAGCTGGAGTCGCTTGAGAACCAAGTACGGTTTTTGAGCAGGCTGGAGAGTGGGGGCGTGGTTGCTGTCGAATACGCCGAGTTTACAGGAACGCATAGCGCTAGTCTTGCGGCTAATGGAAATGTACAAATATCCGGCTTAAGTATCAGTCATGCGTTGTCAAACGCGGCAAATTCGGTTTACCTGCTTGGTATGGCTGGTGTTTTAGGCCACTCCGATAGCCTTGGGCGTGGCGGGTTGGCGTTTGAGATTGGCGGCACTTTATCACCCATTGGAGCAAGTCCTGGGAGTAGGACTCCTGTTACCGCTGGCGGGCTGACATCAAGTGGAATTGGATCCTATGTCGCCCAATCGCTAATGATATTTGCTAAATATGCGCCTGGAGTTGTCAGCTCGGTTGAATACTCTTTACACGCAATTAATGTTTATGAATTGACAGGAACGGTTTATATTAACCGCACTTTCGGCGACGTTAATGGAGGTGGTTGGGCTAGAGGCGTTTCTGCCCTGGGGCTACTGGAGGTGGCGGGCTGATGGATATCGCGAAAATTCTCTCAAAAAATGGGTATGTTGGCTGGGAAGTTGTAAATAATAAAATCACAAAATGGCCCGAAGGCGTGGAAAAGCCTACCGAAAAACAGCTTGCCGAGTGGTGGAAGGAAATCAAGATTGAGCTGGAGCGTGAGAGCATCCGGCAGGAACGGGAAGCGCGGTACAGAGCCGAAGCTGATGGGTTGTTTTTTAAATGGCAGGCGGGCGAGATCGAAAAAGAGGTTTGGCTGGCTGCGAGGGAGAGAATAAAGAAGGAGTTGCCGAAGACATGATAGGAGTGACGATGATATTGATGGAGATAGCAGTGTTTGGACTTATTGCTCTAATGCTTATTATCGTGTGTGACAATCAAGGGAGATATTAAAATGGCAGAGCATGTTATAGGGTGTGACACTTCTCATTGGTCTGGTGACATAGACTTCACCAAGATGTATAACGCTGGTGCGCGGTATTGGATCACAAAAGCAACAGATGCCAACCGCAGTACAGGACTGCAGTTTGAAGATAGTCGCTTCCAGGAATATTGTAAGGCAGCATTTGAACAAGGAAAATTATTGACGGGCTGCTATCACTGGTTGCAATACTCGGTTGATCCAACCGTGGCAGCCGATTTCTATTTAGAACGGTATCAGCGTTTTGATTTTGACTTTCCACCAGTCCTCGATTTTGAAGAGCCGAGCGTAACCAACTACTCGGATTATGCCTGGCGAGCGCAGGTGTGGTGCAGGCGATGTGAAGGCGCAACCGGGCGCAAGCCAATCATTTATACAGCCAAATGGTTTACTAGCAGGTTTAAGACTGAAAATCTATCTTGGATGAACAAATATCCGTTGTGGGTTGCGGATTATTCCTGGTGGGCGCAGAACATTACGAAAGCGCCTTACTACATGCCCTCTAATATTTGGAACGACTGGACGATTTGGCAGTATACCGGCAGTGGAGATGGTAACAAGTTTGGAACACAATCTAAGGGGATAGACTTGAACTATTTCCAGGGTGATTACAGCCAGCTTCTTGATTTCCTGAACGTTGAGCCAATTCCCCCCGAACCCCTTACGCTTGAGCAGAGGGTAGAACGGATTGAAAAGCATTTGGGCATCAGTTAGGAGGTATAAATGCCAGTCAATATCGAATACACGGAAGTCGCGGCTTTCACGGTGGAATTGGCGAAGGTGGTCACGCTGACGGTAGAATTAGCGAAGGTGGTCGCGCTGACCGCCTACGCAGAATTGGAGGATAATTCATAATGACAACGTATGTGCATTCCAACGACATCGGCACGATATTCAGATTGGAAATTGTAGACACGGCTGGCGTGGTGATTGACGTTAGCACCGCCACCGTGATGTATATCTACTTTCAGAAGCCTGACGGCACGAAGAAGAAAATGACCGCCGCCTTCTACACGGACGGATCGGATGGCATCATCCAGTACGTTAGCGTATCAGGGGACATTGACCAGACGGGTGCTTGGCAAGTTCAGGGGTATGTTGAGACCTCCGATGGAAAGTTTTTTACCAGAAAAGCAACCTTTAATGTCCTCAATACTCTATATACCGCTTCATAAGGATATTCTATGCAGTTCACAAAGCAAGGCTAAACGTCGCTTGTTGTTGATATAGAGAGCGATTCTACGCAAGAGTTCAAAATTTTATTGATGTCGGACATACATTTGATAAGGTAAGATTATGAGAAACGCAGAGCAAATCAGAAAACGACTCGATGAGGTCAAGAAGATGAAATCGTACACCGAAGCATTGAACACCCTTGCTGATATTCAGTATGAGATAGGAATGGATGCTTGCCATGAGCGGAGGGAATTAAGAGCAGAGGTTGAGCGACTTAGAATTATTATTCTTGGCAACGGCAAACCGGAAGGCTCATTATTAAATCGAGTATCTGATATTGAAGGTTGCGTTTCGGAATTTACAGGTGTATCCGGCGGCGATATTAAAGAGATTAAAGAGGCTTTGTTAGGGACGTTTGATAAAAAGGGATTGGTCGAGCAGATTAGAACAGATAAAGCCGAACTGTTGGAGCAAACGAAAGCTGACAAGGTGGATTTGTTAAATAAAATTCAACCGTTACAGGAATTGAAAGAAGATATTAAAAAGGGAAAGTGGGTGATTTATGGTATCATTATTGCAGAAGTGATTGCGTTGATAATTAGACTTTTATAAGATAAGAAAGGAGATGATTGAAATGGTGTTTGAGTTTTTTAATATGCTGTCGGCATTTATTAGTGGCAATCCTGAGCTGGTTGCATTCCTGATGACCATTGTAGAGCTTGTTAAAGGTGTTGTGAAGCCCCTGCCTTGGTATAAGGGATGGATGATGACCGTCTTTTGTTTTGTGATGGGCTTCGTGTTTGCTATTCCGGTGGAAGGTTTTGTTGGTATTGATTGGCTGGAATATGCCGCAGGCGGCTTAGGATTAGGACTTTTCGCTACGGGTATTTATAGCTTGATTTTTGAAACGCTATCCCGTAAGCTAAAAGAGTAGTTTCTTTTCTCTCCGAAAGGCACCATTAATTTGGTGCTTTTCGTATTTAAGGGGAAAACTATTAACTTATTTTAATCTTTTCTGTTTACTTCTTAGGGGATTTATGTTATAATGATATTATAAACAAACAAAGAGAGAGCAGAGAGGATTAGGATGGAACGCAACTATTATTGCTAAGGATGTAAAAAAGAAATTGGGCAGTGAGGGGGGCACTGCCCAGAGAGAGTAGAGATGGAATGTTTTTTCCACCACTAACAGTATTATATCAAAAGAAATTGGTTATGTCAAATACTAAAGTGTATGTTATAATTACATTATCAACTATTGAGAGAGGCAGAGATGAAAAACGTATGTATGGAAAAATACCCAGAACATAAACCCGTTTGTGAAGTTATTACAACCCGTTATATGAGTGAACATGGTCTGCAAGAAATTGACCAAAAGTACTGGTATTGCGAGCGTTGTAATGAAATATTAGACCCACCAGAAAAGGAGGAAGATGGCAAAATTCCATTCTAAAGTATTTAGAGAGGAGAGATATATAAATATACATAACATAAGTATAAATGGCTTAGAAACGGTTTTAGACAGCTTAGAAAGGATTATAGAACATGAATAAAAGCGAAAATATCAATGAATTGGCAAAAGCGTTGGCAAGGGTGCAGGCTAAAATGAAACCAGCAGAATTTGATAGCGTGAACCCCTATTATAAGAGCAAGTATGCGAGTTTAGGCTCGGTTATTCAGGCTTATAAGGAAGCCGCAAAGGGTGAAGGTATTTCAATTTCTCAGTTACCGATTAGTGATGGTTGGTATGTGGGAGTTGAGAATGTGATTATGCACGAAAGCGGACAATGGATTTCAGAACGATTCCTGATGCCGTTAGACGCTGACAGCAAAAATCCTACTCAAGAAGCTGGTAAAGCAATCACTTATGCCCGACGATATGGGTTAGCTTCAATGTTTGGTATTTACAGCGATGAAGATACCGACGGAAATTCACCCAGTCAAGAAGTAAAGAAAACTGTAAAACCAGCTATTCCAGATGGACGCCCTTACAAGCCCGATGTATTGAAAGAGAAGTTGCAGGTTATGTTGGAACATGTAAACCCAGCAAGTGATAAGCAACGCAAGTTCTTGGCTATCCTGTTAGGTCAGGAATTTTCAGACAATGACATCCGCCACGATGCGCAAGAGTATTTGTTTGGCGCAAGGTCATTGAATGATGTTGATGGGAAGATGGTGAATGCGGCTTTGAAATGGCTATCACCCGAGCCCGATAGTGGCGGTGCTTATGTGGTGTCCGAACTTGCCAAGAAAGAATTATCCGGAGTTCAGTCAGCGTTCCTTATGAGCAAGGGACAGCAAAAGATGGACGACCTATTGTCTGGAATTAGCAAGTAATTTATGTTATAATGGATATAGACTAAGGATGATATAATGGACTATAAAACTCCGCTGTTCGAGGTCATCCTTAGTCAGATGTCCAACCTTGACGGCGGAGTTTTATATTGGAGTTAGAAGTGGATTCTTTTAAGCCGTTTGCAAGATATTTTAACGTTTATGTATGCCAGCCTATTGATGTGGTTTATGAAGATGGCGAGGTAAAAGAGCTTTATGCTTTGAAACTTAACGGAGGGGAAATGTTAGATATAAAAAGGTCAAAAGAAATATTGTCGCTGTTATCTGAATTATATAACAATATAGATGATGATTTTGTAGAAATATATAATGAGGAATTAAGGGCAAAAGATAATAAACGGAGATATATAAATAGTAAAGTGGAGAAAGAAACACAACCCAAATATCTATATCTTGTAAAGGCAGACAAATATTACAAAATTGGTATAACTAAAAGCCCAGTAAGTAGATTATCGGATTTAATGACATTACCTCCATTTGAGGGAGAAGTTCTTAAATGTGTAATGGTAGACAAAGCAGAAGATAGGGAAAAATATTTGCATAAAAAATATGATGATAAAAGAGTAAACGGGGAATGGTTTGTTTTATCAGATAGAGAAATAGAGAATACATTAAAATATATTGATTTACACGCTTTGGAGTTGGAATGACTAAAAAGAATGAAAAGTTTATACCAAACAGTTTTCAAGTACCTAATGTTTACATAGATGAATATTTGCATATGTTATCTAATTCTGAAATAAAGGTTTTGTTATATGCTATGAGGCGTATATTTGGATTTCAGAAAAGGACAGACAGAATATCAATAAGCCAGTTTTGTAATGGGATTGAGGGTAAAGAGGGAAATGTATTAGACCACGGAACAGGGTTATCTCCGGCAACGGTTATTAAATCCCTTGATAAATTAATAGAATATGGATTGATAGTTAAGGTTGCTGATAATAATAATAAAAATGAAGGGACATTATATCAATTATCGGCTATGCCTGATGTAAACGATGAAACTATACAAGAAGAATATCAGGAAAAACAGCAAGCTAACAAAGAGAAAATGAAGAAGGTTCGCAAGGGTAAGGATAAAAAAGAGGGCGTTATATCCAATAAAGAGCCTTATATGCAATATAACACCCCCGTTATATCCAATATAACGCCACCGTTATATGCAATAAAAGGACAATATACAGAGGGAAATACAGAAGAAAACAAGGTTAACCAGCCTTCGGCTGGCATTTCACTTATTGAATGGCAGGAACAGCAAAAGAAATTACAGAAAGAAAAGAAAGCCAACAATAACTCCCATAAAGAAGTTATAGGTGCTTTAATGGAAGTTACTGAATTAGATATGAAAATAAAAACTAACGCTGGTAGGATATACAAGGCAAGCAAGGAATTGAGAGATGCTGGTTATGGGGTTGATGATATAATGGGCTTTGGCAAGCAATGGAAAAGGGATTGGCGGTTCAAGCAGGATGGTAAACCCCCTATTCCTGAAACCATATTAAAAGAAATTTGTCACATAGAGAGAGAGGACTCCGTTGAAGAAAGAAAACGAATTGCATTTGAGCAAATTGAAAAAGCAAGACAAACCAGATTGGAGAACGGAGGTTGAAAGTAATTACGACCCTGGGTATTGCGTTCCTAAGTGTTCCATTTGTGGTGGGTTTGGGCTTGTAAAGGTAAACGCAGACGCAAAAGTACACGACCCTGATTTTGGCAAATTGAAGGATTGTCCTAATCGAAGATTTAAGTATTGGGATGTCAGTACTGGCATAAGCTTTGAGGAAGCTAAAACATTGAATTGGGAAGGCTACGAACAGACCAAAGCCGTAACTGAAATGAGGCAGGTTTATAATTCTGTTCTGGAACGAGGGTTTGGTTGGGGATACTTCTATGGCAATCCGGGAAATGGTAAAACGATTATGGCAAAGTCCTCAGTTGTTTATGCTTCTCAGGTATTGGGTTACAAGGCGAGATATACAAAAGTATCAACCCTGATAAATGATTTGAGAGCCAGTTACAGTGAGGATGCTGGACAAAAGATTTATTTTGATAAATTGGACTCGCTAAGGAAAATAAAATATTTGGTATTGGATGAAGTCGGCAGGGATAGGCAAACAGATTTTAGCAAACAGTCAATTAGTGATATTATGGATTACAGGTATGAGGATGCAGTAAGTCAGCAGACGATTACGATTTGGGTAAGTAATTTCAAGCCGGAAGATATATTTGAATCCTACCAGTTCGATAGGATAAGGGACGGTCGCTTTACCGTTCTGGAAATAAAAGATATGTCAAATAGACCAGCTATGCGGTATGAAGAGCCTGAAAAAGCGATGTGGTGGCACAATTATTAGGAAATTGATGCCCAAAATCGGGAAACTATTAACTTATTTTAATATACTTTAGGGTGAAATATGTTATAATGATATTATGAAATTAACAAACAGAGAGAGAGCAGAGATGAAAGACGGGAAGTATAACGAGCAAGTTTGGATGCCAAAATTAGATATCAAGAACGTGGACGTTCAGTTACGGTATTCGCCTCATTCACTAGAGCAAGCGCAAGTCAAGGGAATTGAGGACTTACCGGACTTCATTAATTTTACGCAAGTAGAAATAGTGGAAATGGAAGTTGCTAACGGCAGACCTTTCAAGGTATTAGCAAGGCAACCCTATGATGGGCGATACGATTTAGTTCATGTGATTTTGTTATCAGGAATGGTAGTGAAAACAGTTTGGCTAAACCAAAGAAGTGATAACCACAAGACGTTACGGAACAAATCAGATTTTGTTCAGAAAGGCGAATGATGGCAGTTTATGTATTTGGGATAGGACTTTTGTTATTGGCTTGTATAATAGCCGGAATAATGGAGGGAAAAGATGGAAAATAAATGCGCTCATTGTGGTAAAGAATTTGTTAGTAAAACACGACAAATCTTTTGTCCGGAACACGCCGAAATGTTTATGGCTGGCACGATAAGAATGTGCGAAAAATGCGGAGGCACTTGGGAAGTTGAGGCAGGTGATTGTGGCTTTACGACAAATGATGAACACGGTTTTATAATGGAGTTATGCAAAGGATGTGAAAATGAACTACGAAAAGAAGTATAAACTATTGAGGGAAGCGGTAATGTTAGGGGCAAGGTCAAAAGATAAAATGCTAACTAGGTCTAAGACAGATTTTAGCAGGGCTTATTGGCTAGGGCAGACAGACGCTTTTATATTTCTAAAAGGTTATATCGAGCAGATGTTGGAGGATGAAGATGAGCAAGAGGGTTAGATATTATTATCGTTTACGACCGCCTGGAATTGGTTGCCAACCAGAGAATTTCATTGAAATGCACGGATATGATTTTAGAGAAAATAAACAGGTCGGCGAATATACAATACCGGCGCATGGTTGGGTTGAGTATCCATTCGAATTAAGTCATGAGCTTTGTTGGAAGTACGATTTATATCCGGCAGATGAAGAATGGGCTGGTCGATATAACGAGTGGAGAGAGAGGATGAACAAATGAGCAATAGAAAATGGTTTGAGATAGAGATTTACAATGCTATTACCCAACAATGGGAGTATGTCGCAAGAATAAAATCTAAGGGTTTGGCTTATCGAACCTTTGAAATGCTGGAAAAGGTATATGGTGATGGAAAGGTGAGATATAAAAATTGACCCTTGTATCAGGTGAAATGTATGTTATAATAGTATTATCAATATAAGAGAGAGGACGTAGAGATGAGTAAAGAATATGCAGAGGCAGTAACAAAATGGGCAGAGATGGAGAAAACGAAATACAGTGATAAGGAAATTCGAAGGTTTATTAATGATGCCGAATGGGGAGATTCGATATTTGCGGTAGCCAATGCGGAAACTGCTAAGTCAATGATTATGTATAACGAGATGATTGACAGCAGAATTGAAAAAGCACGTAAAACATGGAAAAGGGGGTAGGAGATGGCTGTATCTGCAAAAGACCTCACCTATCCGGAGATTTTATGTCCCGAATGTTTGGGCGAATGTTATGTTGAGATGATGACCTATCTATCTTATGATGGATGGTCGAGATGGAAAACGGTTGAGTGCGAGGAATGTCACGGTAACGGCTGGATTTATGACGAGGATGCAGAAGAAGTTGTAGAGAAAATGAAAGATGAGATTAAAGAAGACTATTATTCTAAGAGAGGATAGGGATTATGGATATATAAATATATACAATATGGATATAAACGGCTTACAAACGGTCTAAAACGGATTAGAGAGGATTATAGGATGGATACTAAAGAGATAATGCATAAAATTGAAACAGTTTATGATAAATATGCTCATAGCGCGTATGAATACAGAACGCAGGCTATGAGTGTAAGGGCTCATGAATACGATTTAGAGGGTGCGAAATTAGAGCTTTATCGAGATGGTAAAATTGAAGGCAAAAATCAAACAGAGCGAGACGCTTGTGTTGCTGGATTGTTAGAGGGTGATATTGGACAACTTGAAAGTGCAAAAGCGAAAGAGGCTGATTTATACATGAAAATGGAATTGAATAAATTGGCGGTTGAAAAATATCGAGCAATATTGAGGGTTATGGAGTTATCACAAGATGAATAATTGGGAGCATTTTGTCTGGTGGAAAAAACACCTATTGAGTGATTTAGATAAAGGATTAATGAACATTGATGAATGGAGGCGATTTATAAAAGAAGCAGATAAAGCAGGCATGGGATGTATGGCAAGCAGTATGCAAGGGAGACTAAATCATTATATTGGAGGTAAGGAATGAAGAAAGATTTGAAAAGAGGTTATGTATTATCGGTAGCGATAAACAATCATGAATTGGAAATGTTAGAAAAGATTAGCGAAGATACCAAGCGGACTAAGAGCGAAGTTGTTCGAGAATTAATCCGACAGGAATTTGAAGGGAGATTTCGCAATGTTTCATAGTTTGGTTTTAGTAGGGAATTTGGGTAAAAAGCCTGAAATGCGTTATACCCCAAAAGGAACAGCGGTAACAACTTTGAGCGTGGCTGTGAATGAAGGCTTTGGAGATAATGCGGAAACCTTATGGTTCAATGTTAGTGTTTGGGGAAATCAAGCCGAGGCTTGTAATGAGCATTTGAAAGTCGGTCAGCAGGTTACCGTTTTAGGTAAGTTGAAACCCGATAAGGAAACGGGAAATCCAAGAACCTATCAGAGAAAAGATGGCTCATGTGGCGCAAGCTATGATATGTGGGCTAATGATGTTCGGTTTGGTAAAAAGGAAATTCAAGACAGTTTGCCGGATGATATATTTTAGGAGAGAGAGATGCTGTTACGTAATCAAGATGGAAGTATCATCGGCGTATTGAAAAAAGGCGTATTGACTAAGAAGGTGCATAGCAGGGTGCACAAGTTACGGATTATTGATGGTTACGGGATTGATAAATACTCTTACGATTTAGCAGTAAAGAATGGTGCTAAAAAGATAAGGGTTATTGAAACAGATACCGGAAACGAGTATGTTGTAGGGATAAAAGATTTTGAGAAGGATTGTAAAGAGTTTGATTTTGGTCATGGAAAGCAGTTAGCGTTAGCCGGCAGGTATTGGGAATTAGAAACAGGACAGGAGAGTTTGTTATGAAGGATATTACAATTTTAGAGTTGAGACAATTAGCAGGTGGAACACCGCCAAAAGGTGTTAGGCAGGGATGGGATTGTGCAACAGTAATTCCTTGGTTGGCGCAGTCGTTATTAGGAGTTTTGGTTGATGAAATGACAATCGGACAAGCAAAAGAATTGATTGAAAGGAAGGAACGAGTTGAAACAATATTATCCGAGTAATGTAAAAATGCCTGAGCCCGGCGAAGTCCGAGAATTAGTTGACCGTTCTGGAACGGTGGTGGCTATTGGGATTGTCTATGGCTTATTGCCAAAGAAAAGGATAGCTTTAATCCGAGAGTTGAAGCTAGACGACAAAGGATGCGTTACTTATGCAAAATAAAGTGATGACGAGAGCGAAAGAAAAACTGGAGCCAAGGGAGTTTAATAACATGATGCGAGATATGGCCGAAAATGCGCCGTCAAATTGTGATACCGATACAGCTAAGATTATAAAAAGACAGCAGAAAAAATTATCAAAGGTGAAATCTCTCAGCGATAGCGGCTCTTTAGAATTGCTTGCAAAAATAGGAATATTAATGAATGAGGTCAATCGTGAAAAGTAAGTATCATCCAAACAGCGAAGAACCGAAATTGGGCTCGAAGATAGAATATGCCTTGAAATTCAATGATGTGAATGTGGCGGTATATGGTGAGCTTGATAAGATGGAGATTGATTTTAGGACTTATTCGTAAGGCAACATTTTTCTCCTTGACACGGGGCGCCTGATAATGGGGAGTTGGCGCCCCAAAGGGAGTAGACGAAAGGATAAAATGATGAGAAAAAAAGAACTAATCGAAATATTAGAACAGCATAAACTTTGGCTAAGCTATGATGAAGAAGGTACACGTGCCGACTTGATAGGTGCCGACTTGAGAGGTGCCAACTTGATAGGTGCCAACTTGAGAGGTGCCTACTTGAGAGGTGCCAACTTGATAGATGCCGACTTGAGAGGTGCCAACTTGAGAGGTGCCAACTTGAGTGGTGCCTACTTGAGAGGTGCCAACTTGATAGATGCCGACTTGAGAGGTGCCAACTTGAGAGGTGCCTACTTGAGAGGTGCCAACTTGATAGGTGCCAACTTGAGTGGTGCCAAAGGAATATTGGATGCCGCCGAGTGGATACAAGAAAGTTTCGAATCCACAACAGAAGGCGTGGTTGTTTACAAGGCTTTTGGCAATACACCTTATTCAGCACCCGAAAGATGGGAAATCTCAGAAGGCACTAACATCACAGAGGTATGCAATCCGAACAGAACGGACGAGTGCGGGTGTGGCGTCAATTTTGGAACGCTTGAGTGGATACAAAAAAATATCAACAGTCCGACATCCGTCTGGAAATGCCTGATTGAGTGGATTGACCTGGTATCCGTTGTCGTGCCGTACAACACGGACGGAAAAGCCCGTTGTGAACGATTGAAGTTGATTGAAAGGATAGAGTGATGAAATATACAGCAGACGAATTGAAACCGCTGGCATATCCAGAGAATAAGCCTGAGCAGGATGGGGAGTATTGGTGTCACACTGACCACATACACGCTATCGAGCATGACAGTTGGGAAGTTATGAGGTGGGGATGGGATGAATACAATAAAAAGAATGATTGGAACGGCTATCGCATTTTGATTGACTACTTCATCCCATACCGCCTTGATGAACCTGTAAGCGATACTGATGAGTTGGAACCATTTACAGACGAAAGACTACTGCTTGAATTAATCAATCGCAACGTATTAGGTGAGGCATCCTCCGTAACTGAAAGATGTGTGCCGTTCAATGAAGTTGTGGTCGGTATAGGAAACGATGAGGTTGCATACATCACGTTTCCTAAAGAGGCGTTTGGCGCATTGTGCGACTTAGTTTATGAACCATTAGGAAATTCCGAACAGTTGGAAAGAGATGAGATGGATGTGATTTGGCGAGCGGATGACACAGTTTTATCATCGAGCAAAGATAATGTTATTTTGAAAAATACTCGAAATGGTGAAACAGACAAGATTGTAATTTGGAAACATGCCTTTACCGAAATATGTTTACATTGGCTTGACTTGCAAGGCTACGATGTCACCGAGCACATAGACCAGCCGCCTATCAAAGGCAGGGTACTTTGGCATGATGAGCATATCGAGATTACCGACCTTGACGGTTTTGATGACACGTTTATGATTGCCAGCGTGACAAATCCAGAGCGGTATGTGTTTGTTACGGATGAGCAGTTATCAGAATGTTATTGTGCTGTTGAGGCTTATGAGCCTGAGCCTGAAATCAAGGCGTGTCCTTATTGCGGTGGTGAAT